TACGCCGGGACCTTCAAGGCCACAAGGACCGCGGGATTGCAGAGGCGACGAGATGGATGAACGTAGGTCTCCTTGCTGCTCAACAGCACGAGGCGACAATCACCAAGCTCTCAGCCGAAAGAGACGATGCACTCACAAAGTCGGAAGGTGGAGCGGATGTCGTAGCGCTCACCAAGAAAATCAACGACGAAAGGAAGGCGCTGGAGCAAGAACGGGCGTCACTGAACATGGACAAGCTCGTGCACGAAACAGAGAAGGCGAAGGTGAACGAGTACAAGCGGCTCGAAAAGATACGAGAGATAGCCGCTGAGTTCAAGGTTACACCGGACTCGATATCGGAACTCAACCCGCAAACCGAGGACGACATGCGAAAGTTCGCCAAGGTACTTGCTTCTATGTCCACCCCGCCGGCACCCCCTCCTGCATCTGTCGGGAGTAGCGTGGGAAGGAAATCAGACCGCGAGATTCTTGACGAAATGTACCCAACACTAAAGAATAAGTAAAGGAGATAAAAGATGAGTACACTAACGGGTTCGTACACAACGCTACTCGATTTAGTGAAACTGCGTCAGTTAGATGGCAAGATTGCCACCGTAACTGAAATCCTCTCTCGTGCTTGCCCCATGATGGAGGATATGCACTTCCAAGAAGGCAACCTTGAAAACGGAAATCGCACTACGATGCGGACAGCGCTCCCCTCTGGGACCTGGGTAGGTTATAACCAGGGCTGGAGTACAGGAAAAGGAGCTGTTAGCACCTTCGATGATATGGCGAAGATGTGCAAACTGAGTTCCAAACTGGACTGCGAACTTGCAGAGTACGGTGGGGACGTAGCTTCCAATCGCGCTGCTGTAGACTTCCCGGCTGCGATGGGTTTGACGCAACAGTTGGAAACCGCCATACTGTATTCCAACTCCGCCACTGCCCCGGACGAGCCGCTTGGCCTTACACCGCGCTACAATCTTACTACGGGCGCTACTGGTAACAACATCGTGAACTGCTCTGGAACCGGAGCCACTGACCTGACTTCAATCTGGATTATAACTTGGGGTCCTCAGACTGTGTTCGGCTTCTACCCTAAAGGCAGCCAGCTTGGACTAAAGGTTGAGGACATGGGTAAGGTCCAGGTTACTGATGCTGGCGGAACTAACCAGTATTGGGCCTACGATACAGAGTTCACCTGGAAGGTTGGCCTTGCTGTAGCCGACTGGCGTTACGCCGCCCGTATTTGTAACATCGACCAGGCCGCGCTCGTTGATGATGCGGCTTCCGGTGTAGACCTGTACGACAAAATGATAACCGGCTGGTACAAGCGCCCGGCCAAGTCCCTTGGTGACTTCGCCAGGACCTACGTTTACTGTACGCCGACTATCGCGGAGTACCTGCACAAGCAGGCTCTGTCCAGGGCCTTTGGTGGTCTTACCCCTGACACCGTTGCCGGCGCTCCTGTAACGCGCTTTATGGGCGCTCCAATAAGAATCTCAGACAGAATCAGGCCGACAGTGGACGCAACCACAACCGGCGAGACTGTTGTGAGTTAAGGAGAAAGACGATGAGAGATTATAACCTTGAGTTAAGCACCGCACAGGCTGTCACAACTACTGCCATTTCCGAGAACGTGATAACAGGTAAAGCTGCTCAGTATATCGCAAATGGTAAACAGCTATTCCTGGTGGCACGGGTTATTACTGCCTTTACCTCCAGCGCTAACACGCTCACTATAACAGCGGAGATGGACAGCGCGGTAGGTCTGGATTCCACACCTTCCGTTCTTGCCACTTCGCCGGCGGTTGCCACCTCTGCTCTTACTGCTGGAGCAGAATTTATCCTGGCACTGTCTCCCGGCTGGCAGGTCGTAACTGACGTGTATATCGGATGCCGATATACATGCAGTGATACCTTGGTTACCGGAACCATTGATGCCTGGATAACGCCTGACGTGGAAACAAACTATCCATTAGGACAGTAAGAAAAACTCGATGAGGTTGGGGGCTTAGAGTCGCCAAGCGCCTTGATGCCCCCGGCCTACAAATAAGTGCATAGCACTATAAAGGAGAGGAAAACATGGCGATTTATTGGCGTGGATGGAACAAATTCAAATTCCTGGAGATGATTCCGGGCGGCTCAATTATTGGTGTAGGCCCTGCCCCACTAGGTGATGTGTACTATGCCGATAGCGCAAATGGCAGTAGCGCGTATAATGGTAAGTCCTGGGCCACAGCTAAGGCTACTATCGCTCAAGCAGCGGCACTATGTTCTGCCGGAGATACCGTAATGATTAGCGGTAGTTTTACCGAGGCTGTATCTTGCGCCTTAGCTGGTGTCAGTTTTATAGGTGGAGGCACGAATCCTAATGCAGCCATATGGACTGGTGCTGCCGATGCAAAGTGTCTTTCTATTACTGCTGCCAACTGCACAGTGAAAAACATTAAGTTTCGCCCTCCGGCTTATAGTGCCGGAATACCTGCTGCAATCTACTTGGCTGGAGCGTCATATACAACCATAGAGAACTGTAGGTTCCAGGGCAAAACAGCTTCTTGGTATGCCATATATACCACTGGTGACTGTGATAATACAAAGATACTCAATAATGAGTTCCTCTATATGAACACAGCCACTTACGGAACTGCCATTAAGAGTGCCGGGACAGCCGATATATCAGGGATGGTTATTAAGGGTAACATCTTCCAATCAAACCTGAACCATATCGTTGCTCCGATGAAACAGAGCTTCATTACTGATAACGACCTCCCGGCTGGCGGCTTGGCTGCTGCGGGAACGTATTCAGGAACACTTACGGTTCTTGGCATTGATGTACATGGGGCTGCTTCTGGATACAATGTAGTAACTCGTAACCAACTTGGCAGTCTCTACCATCAGGCTTGTTACTATGGTGGGACTGGAGATGAGTGGAATGGGAACCTCTGTAAAGATAGAACCCACACTACAGAGGTTGACGCTACAACTGGCCTCAGTATCCTAGCACCTGCTGCCTAACAATAGAATAGAAGGTTGTGGGGGCCAACCGGAAGTGCTAACAAGCACAGCCCCCATTATTTCATGGAGGTTTTATGTATATAGCAAAGCATATGTGTATGGTGCAAGGGAAAATGTACCAAATGGCAGATGAATGGAAGGGAGAGGGCGATGCTCCCTTAAAGTATTTCAGCCTAGCCAGGGAGCGCCACGGCGTAATTAAGACACCGCCTCCTCCCCCGCCGCCCGCTCCAGTCGAGGACCTGCCGGTAACAATCCCTCCCCTCCCCGAGCCTCCGAAGAAACCGGAGAAGTCTCTGGAGGAGATGGACTATTTCGATGAGTTGATTCCCCTAGGGAAGAAGCTCGGTATCGAGAAGAAACTACGCAAGCCCCAACTATTAGCTGCCATCAAAGAGATACAGGCCAGTAAAGGAGACTAATGAGAGCATTAGCTGGATACATCGCGGCTGTCCGCGAGAAGATGAGAGACGAGCTTACCAACGCGAATGTAGAGCTGGAGCTTGAGGACGGCGAGATAGCCGGGCATGTGTTAACCGCTGTTGACGATGTGTCCGCTTTGATTCCCAAGGTCTACGATGACACCATCGCCCTGTATGCCGCCGCCGATGATGACTATCTGGTGGATGACGAGGACATCAGTGCCTTCACTGACACCGATGCCCTCACTCTTTTGTATAACTCCCTTGCCCCGGCCAGGAACATCACCTTCGATGTCACCGATACCGACAACTCGATAACTGAGTTCACCTTCACTATTGTAGGGAAGGACGTTAACGGCACGGCGCAGACCGAGATATTCTACTGGTACAACGGTCTCTCTCAGAAGAGCGAGAAGCTGTGGTCCTATGTGACCTCGGCAACCTTTACAACAATCGCCGGGGTAGGCGAGGATGACACCATCAAACTAGGATATGGCCCGTATATCTACAACGGCCTAACCATACGCCTTTCAGGCCCTACGACTGTTCTCGACCTATCCACCTACCATGACAGATACGGCCAGGAATACTTCAAAGACATGATTGGGGTCAGGGAGGTGGAGTACCCTATCAACACCGGCTCCTCTGGGGCCATGAATATGCGTAACTTCTCCCTTGACGAGCCGTTCCTCAACATACGGTATTCCTCCGGGCTGACAGCGAGCAGCAACATCAGGATAAAGTGGGCCGGGAAGCACAAGGTCACGTTCGACACATCAACGATTCCGGCCAGGCTTGAGGAAATCGTTATACTCGGGGCTGTCGCTCATGCGTTCAGCTCCATGGGTTCACGGAAGATAGACATGGTGAACATAGGGGCCGCGGTACCCGGCCAGTTACGGGACATTGCGATGATAAAGTCCGCCGAGTTCGAGAAGAAACTCCGTGCGGCGAAACCAGTACGAGTAAACCAATCTTATAGTATGGAGTAGTGTTATGGCGATGACATGGTGGAAAACAGGCGTCGGAAGAATGGGTCTTGAAGAGATTGCTATTGCCGGGACAGCTACGGTCCAGGCCGATACGGGAGAGATTTGGAAGGTAATCAACATCTTCCACTCCGGGGGAATAACCCTTCGCATGGTGGATGCTGATGGTAACAGCGCTGAGTACCACACCACTGACGATGAGGCCGGTTCTCTTGAGTTCTTAAATATACAGCTTCAAGACTCGGACCATTCTTGGTTAGAAATCGATAACGATAACGCGGCGGCCAACACGATAATGGTTGACGCGATTGTTTGGTAGGAGAATATCATGAGAGATACACCTTTCACCGGGCCTGTATTAGCAGAGGTCAGGACAGAGAACCTGGACGCAGCAGAGGGGAGCGCAGCTAATGGCTCCCGACTTGGTTTGCTGGCCAGGTACATAGCTGACACAGTAGGAACTGCCGCCACATCATTGGCGGCTATTATCGTTAAGCTCGCCAAGCCGGCGGCCAACGCCGAGACTGACGCGACTATAGCGGAGGCTGTTGGTATCAAGGCCGACACGGCCCAAACCACTGTCGCCACTACCCGTTCCATCATGGCCTACGTGAAGGGTTGTCTTAATCAACTCTCCACAGTCATTACCTCCACCGGAACCACCATTCCCAATCTCCATGCCGTCCCGGCCAAAGACGCCACGACCGATACAAACATGCGTGATGCCATAGGTAAGAAGGATGACACCGCTGTTGTAGAGGTGGGGACTACCAAGTCCATTATGGCATACGTCAAGGGCGCGATAAGCCTGCTTGTGAATGGAACCTATGGACTCTCTGCGCTTCAAACTCTACTCTCCGCCATCCCCACCACAGCCATGCGTGGTACAGACAACGCTTTCCTCGCTTCCGTTGGAGGAGCAAAGGATGATGCCGCAGCCGAGGGCGCTGTTACTGACGAAGATACGGCGATGGCCTATATTAAACAACTCGTTACTGCCATCCAGTTAATACCAACGACTGCCATGCGTGGTACAGACTCTGCATTCCTGGCAGCCGTTGGTGGCGCATTAGACGATGCGGCGGCAGAGGGAGCTGTAACTAATACTGATACCGCCATGGCGTATATAAAGCAATTAGTCACAGCAATCCAACTGATACCTACTACCGCTATGAGAGGAACTGACTCTGCTGCATTAGCCTCTGTGTTAGGAGCCTTGAATAACGCAGCAGCAGAAGGAGCAGTTACCGACACCGATACTGCTATGGCATACCTTAAGCAGTTGGTAACAGCGATACAACTCATCCCTACTACGGCGATGAGGGGTACAGATGATGCAGCCCTGGCCGCGACAGCCTTAACAAATGCCACATGGACTGACGCTAAGGCTGCATTCTTAGACGCCAAGATAAGCGACATCCCCACTACTGCCCAACGTGGGACCGATAATGCCTTCCTTGCCTCAGTAGGTGGGGCATTAGATACAGCCGCAACCTATGCAGTAGCCGCAGACAAGACGGCTATGGCGTACATAAAAGGTCTAGTAGATGCTGGTATAGCTGTTGCTGGTGCTATAAGTGATGTTGCACCCTCTACAGATGATTTTGATACCAACCTGACCGAAGCTACAAATGACCACTATATCCACCAGTTAATGCTGATGACCTCTGGTGTGCTTAAGGGGCAGACACACTATATAGAGGGATATACAGGAGCATCGAAGAACTGCAACTTCGCGGCTATAACTAGTTCAGGATGGACTGACGCTCCAGCAAACGGAGATACGTTTATAATCCTGCCAGACAGAGGCGGGTTAGTAGTGTACGGCTTTATACTGATAGCTAATGCCGTAGTTGCCCTGAATAATATCTCCGCAGCAAATGTTAACACAGAGGTGGATAACGCTCTTAATACAGCCATCCCAGGTTCCCCAACTGCTGACTCTGTCAATGAGCGTATCGCAAGTATGGATGACCACATTCTCTGCTCTATGGACTTCTGGTCTGCTCCCGTAGAGGAAGTGTCCGTTGACGGCGATGCGGGTACGCTGGCAGCGATAGCCACAACGGTAGTAGCGGAAGTGCCCGGGACGTTCGTAAGAGTCATAGGGATGTTTAAGTTCCGTGCGGTAGAGAACACCTACGCAGGAGTGAACAAGCTGGACGGCGCAACAGTAGCCGCCACTTCTCAGGTCATACAGATAGACGATGCCGCCACGACAGGGTATGTGGACTGCATCACGTTCGTAGACGATATGTTCACCCTTGCCGCCTCGACCAGAGAGGGCGGTGACGTGATAATCGGAAGCACAGACGTAGCCGCAAGGGTGGACGGAAACGATACCTACACATGGCGGTGGCTGTTAAGTAAGGCTGACCAAGATGACATTAACTTCAATGACGCACAATTCGGGCTAAGAGTTTGGTATTCGATATAGGAGCGATGAATGGCTGGAAGTAAGAACCTATGGATAGAAGTACCCGCCTCGGTTGCCCACGCTAACACCGCCGTCCTACTTACTGGCAGCGGATTCCCCGACTTGTTCTGGGATAACGTGGAAGCTGATGGTGCGGATATAATCATCTACGATAACGCTGGCAGTAAACTCACACGCCAGTTAATCGCTATCAACACAGGCGCAAAGACGATGGAGTTATACGTCAAATCGCCTTCATCTGCTACTGAAAAGACCTTCCTGCGGATGAACTACGACGATGCGGCTGGTGCAGAGGTCAACGACTTTGCCGACTACGAAAGCTACTACGAGCAATACAGCGCAAGAGTGGCGGCGAGTGCGGATGATGCTATAGTTTACTGGACAGGTGCAGCATGGGTACTTAGTGACGCGAATGCTGCTGTTTGGGCGGGCTATCACTCAACTGCGATAAATAAAATAGGTACAGGTTTAAGATTTCTTAGTCTCGGAATAGCCAAGAACTCCACAATCACGGCGACCTATATAACATTTAAATGTAGAACGGCATCGGCTGACGTTGTTGTGAATACACGCTTTACAGGAGAACTTACGGGGACGCCATCGGCGTTTAGTACCATTGCCAACTATCAAGGACGCAGAGGAACGGTTGTCGGTGGGGCAAACGACGACTATATCACGACTGCACAAGTGGATTGGGACGGCATCGGCGCGTGGGTGCTAGATACTGCTTATAATAGTCCTGACTTAAAAACAATATTACAGGAAATGGCTAATAACAACACATTAACTGATGCCGTGCTGTATTGGGATGACCACGACGCACGAGGAGACCAAGTAAATAATCATTGGCGATTAGCACAATCCTATGACGGTTCTGCTGCCAACGCCCCCCTGCTCACCGTTGACTACATACCGAAGCTGGACTATCACATATTCCCTGTCTACAACAACCACATCCGCACAAACAACCTGCCAGGTAAACTTTCAGCGTTGGGGTATTAAGATGCTGAGGGTAGCGTTCTGTGCGATGTCCGTGGGAATGGCGATTAGCTTACTGTGGGTGCTTATCAACATGGCTATCTACGGAAGGTTCACAATCATAGAGCCTAACACGGCATGGCTGTACTGCGAGATAGCTATATTGTTCGGGGCGTTCATACTGTCAAGTTATTATCTTTATAAGGCTGTGAGGAAATAGAAATGGAAAGCCACACTACAAGCACGAATCAGACGGACACATAGCAGTAGTCATCGCCCGCAAGCTACAGTGTAGGTCTTGCGGTCACGTCTACATCCAATGGGCGGGGACTAACTTTATCTGCCCAAAATGCCAGCATGACCAATATGATATACTCAACGAGTACTTTACAGAAGAAGAACTGAAAGGGGACGCCGATGGACCAACTAGAGAAACTGAGATGTGACCTACAGAAAGACCCGGAACTCCCGGTGTCCAACCAGAACCTGGACAAGTTCATCGACATCCTTATCAACAACCACCTTGCACATTTATGGAACAGAATTAAGAGGGTGGAGTGGAAGTTGAGCTTCATCATCAGCGCCGTGGCTTTTATAGCGGCATCTTCATTGGCAATTCTGGGACTTGCGATAGCCCTTTTCTTAGCTCAGTAGTGGCAAGGATGACCGAGAGAGGGCATGAAATCTTCCCCGTGATGAAAACCTCATGCCCCCTCCGAATCTAGGCCGGCCTAAATGGCCGGTCTTGTTATTTCAGTGACTCCTCGAACTCCTTAACGAGAACCAGTAGGACCCGGAGCTTCTCCTTAAACTCGTCGTCGTTGGGAATCAGTGCGTTCACCGCCTCCAGGTCCCGCTCATATATCTCAACGGTTACTACCTTCTTTGGGACTATCTTGTACTCCATATCACATCCTCTCAGCTTGAGCTTTTAACTCAGCAACCTTCACTTCAAGCTCGGCTACCTTCTGCTGTAGGGCTTCTTTCTCTTTCTCTCCAGGGTAGCCTGTGGGACGGGAGACGAAGGCTATGCGTGATGGTTTTTCCCAAGACATAGTACTTGGAGTGTCGGGGTCTTCTACTATAAAATGGCCGTTGATGAAGGTTGCAACCCGGTTAACTCCATCACACCAGCACCCAATTACCGTATCCCCCTCGCACAACAAGAAGCCGTTCTTGTCCGGGGCGAGCCTTTTATAGGCCACTACCTCCAACCCATCGACCGTTTTCAGAGTAGAGGGCGATGCCCATTGACTGGTTGTCCTGGCCGCCTCTATTGTTGGCTGCCCACACGCCAGCATAAACACGCCATCCTGGATATCGACTACACGGAAATACATTCCGGTACCACCAGCGCGTAAGATGCAGCCAATCCGTACTTCATTACTGTTAATGTCTTTCATCTTTCCTCCCTAAATTGTTACTTTGGTCTTTCTCATAAACGGTTCAAGGCGTGTGTAGAGGGGTTCCATACACACAACGTCTTCCCTGTTATGAGTAAGGATGTAATTAAGTGCGTCCTTGTCCCCGGCCATGGCTCGCACCCAGGTCGTACCGTCAAGCGGATGCTCTTTAGCCGGGATACCCAGCTCCTGGCAGACGACTCCCAGCTTATAACTGTGTAGGCTGAGCTTGTTCTTACCCCAGTCATACAGGTCAATGACACATATGTCCCTATAGAGGGGGAAGTCCGTACCGGCTTTAAGGGCGCGGGTCCGCAGAAACGGGACATCATGCCGTCGGTCCTTACCCCAATAGACGCACACCCGGTCGAAGCGCGAGACATCGGTGAAGAATTGCTTGAGCAGTTCCCGGTCAAATACGCCTGTCTTAATCTCCTTCGGAGTGATAAGCCGCTCATACATTTCACCGCCCATCTCCTTGATGCAGTAGCTGATGATGTAACCGAACGAAGCCTTGAGGTTGCTGGTCTCTATGTCGAGGAACCCTATCCTCTCCTTCATAGGGCTTACCGGCTTCTCTTCTAAGAAGCATCTGTAGTGCTCCAGGTAGGTGTGGCGATGTCTGCATGTGTTGTCGTTCAGCCATTCTACCTCGGACTTCTTTAGTTTACGAATTGGTGGTTTCATCTTCCTCCTTATACAACTCTGAATAATACACCGGAATACACAACTTCTTCGCCAGCGCCACCTCGGCGTCGGCCCCGACAGATTCCCCCGGAAGGCGCAGCACACAGTCGCAATAGTCAAGCCACTCATTGTCGTAGTTGTACCAGAACTCCGGCGGATGCGGACATACCATGTGCCAGAGTAATGTGAGGTGTGGGATGTACGGCGTGTGCCCGGCCTTCAACACCGCCTCCGCGGCCATGATGGCGTTCCTCACGTTGAGTACCACGTCTCCCTTAGTGTAAGGGCCTGCGATATATACTTTCATTGTGCCCACCTTTCACTGCGGCTATCTTGTCTCACTCCGCCACTCCTGGTTATTAAAACCACATCGTTCTCTATATCCACACCGTCTGCCTCGCCTACACAATCACAACCCTCCACCTCAACAGTGCTGTTGGCGGGAAACTTGTTAAGCAAAACTATTAACTCACTTACTTTCATTCTCCTCCTTTGGTCGGGTGAAGAGGAATTGCACCATCTGTCTCCGGAACCATATCCGGTGTTCTTCTACTGAACTATCACCCGTTGTCAGGGCGAGGATACCCTCGCCCTACGCGCTTACTTACCGCGGATTGCCCGTGCCGCCGGGGCCAGGCCGACCTTGCTCTTGACCAACTTGACGACCAGCGCTATCAGCACTACACCGTACACGTCCCAAGTCTTTTGTATGACCGGAACGAAGCAAGTGAAGAGCGAGACGAGTGAGGCCCGGACCTTCCACCAGAACGGGTCGCCGGACACCGACCATATCTCAGTGACCGCGGCCTTCACCTCCGGCCCGTACAGGGCCAGTATGTATGTACCGATTGGGATTAGGATGTCTTTTATTTCATCCAGCGTCATGTTTCCTCCTTATGCCCCAAGCAGGAACCGTAGTGACTTCCCTTGCCACTCGTCCAGCTTGTCGGCTATCTTCTTTGTCTGCGGCTCGATGAACCAGAACTTCTTATTCTCATCGATGAACCAGTTAAGGGCATGTACATTGGTCCACACCAGCCCGGCCCACTTCCCGAACAGCTTCCTCGCGAAGTCGTCGCAGTCGTGCTCCTCCGATATAAATACCAGAGTGTCCGTCCACTCCAGGCTGCCATCCTTTACCACGTCAGCGTAGGTGTATATCTTCATGGCAGCATCGGGTAGATATATCTCTGCCTGGTTGCCATACTGCTCAATGACATCGAGGCAGATGGATGAACACTCGTTGATGTCTATGGTTCCACATGGCTGCAGGACAGGAATCTGCTCAACGTATACTATCTTCTCGGTCTCAATGTACACCTTCGCCGGGCACTTGGTGCCCATCTGTTTGCTTAAATCGCACAGGAACTTTTTGCACACGCTTCTTCTCCTTCCTTGGCGTATCCACCGTGACGTCCCCCTCCATGACATAGAACGTCATGCCTATCTTCTTCCTCCCGATGGGACGGAATAGGATTCTATGCACCAGGCCACAGCCGCAGCACTTCAAGAGCAGGCCGTTCTCTATGTTATGCACAAACTCCTTCCCGTCCCATATCTGCTCGTAATTAGGTTCCACTTGCCTTCCTTTCTTTGTACTTGAAGGTTCCCCCACATAAGGGGCATTGAATATCTACCCCGGAGGCGACAGGGACACTATGGCCCAGTGTCCTCCGAAGGTCGGCGTCGTGCTGTACCTTCGCCGCGTCCCATATCTCCTCGGTTAGCCGGCCATCCTTAGCGTGGGCTATAAGGCGGACCATCGCCGTCCACCCCGGAGTGTCCGATTCGTCCACGAACGGCAGGGTCAGGACGTGCTCCACAACCTCAATCATCTTGCGGGCCATGTCCTTGGAGATTCCGAGGTCACGGAGATACTCCCACCACGCCTCGTACCCGAGGGTTATCCAGTGCTCCTCGTCTCGGGCCTGCTTCAGCAGCTTCCCGACGATGATGTAGGAAACCTTGATGGCCCCGGAGTATTCCTGAATCTTGCACTTCACGGCGTAAGCTAGGTCTTCCTTACTCGGGGTTGGTACCAGGCTCTTGTCGGTCACTTAATCACCTCCTTCTCTTTTAAGATACCATAGAGCAGGAACAGGTAGTTTATCATGTCCACTATCCGTCCCTCGATAGGCTCGCAGTCCTTGTACTCCCCGCGGATGTAGGCGCATAAGGCATCGAAGTGCTTCATGAAGTAGATGTGCCAGGCTACCTCTGTTGACACGCCGGCCAGCGCCCCGCAGCGCTTGAAATTGCCGAGCTTGTCATCCAGGCCGGAGTACGCCTCACCCTTTGACCGCATGATGTCATTACATTTATGGAGAATCTCGTTGTCGATTAGGTCGTAGAATACTTTCGCTTCCATCAGTCCACCTCCACGTTTTCCGGTTCGCCGTCGTCGTCACAGAACACAGTGCCAATGTCGAGCATGATGTTATACATACACGGAGTTCCGTCTTCGCAGTCATCTCTTTCGACAGTGAGTCTCCCGGTGCTTGAGTAGCCAGCCCGAACGGCATCTTTAAGCAGGTCACTGATTGTGTTTCGGATTTCCTTTACTGATGGGATGCGCTCATTGAAGTCTGGGTCATACCACGTCCACTCGCGGTACTGGAACACCGGCGCTGCCACCGCCGCTGCGAGCTTGGCCGCTTTATCGAACAGGCTGTTCATTAAACCTCCATTCTTTATGGGTTTAGATTTTTTATCCTTCTTGTAACCATGTGCGTCGGCCCAATCCGCAAGCTCAAGCCAGTAATCGAGCGGCTCACCCATGAGGAATATTGTACTAACTGGCACATCCTCTTCACACTTATGGCATCGTATTGATTCCATCGAACCTCCCTTTCGTCTTTAGTGCATACTCACCTATCAATGGGTTGATACCTTTCCATAATCCCCATTCAAAATCCCGGATGTAGTCTCCTACTAACCCAAACTTCCTATTGTATTCCTGGTCGTATTCGTAAGGGTTCTTGTTAAGGACATGCCACAGCGCCGCGGCCTCGTCCTTATCCTCCAGGGTAATCACGATTGGCTGGAACTTCTCTCCTTGTTCTACCTTCATACATCCTCCTTATACATTTGCTCGTGTGGGCTGAACGTCATCCCTACTTCTCCATGGTCGCCGCCCTGTTTGTGTTTCTCGATAAGCAGCTTGGCCTTTAGGAAATCCGGGGTGCCTTTCTTGGCCCCCTTCTCTCGTTGGATGAACATCACCCAGTCGGCATCATTCTCGATGTTACCTGAATCTTTGAGTCTTGTCAATAGGGGCCTGTTGATTACCTTCCCGTCCTTGCCTATCTGCGAGTCTCTACTGAGCTGAGAAGACAGTACAATCGGCGTCTCCAGTATCTTAGCCATGTCTGCAATCTCTCGTGACGCGCTGGATACTGACTCATATGATGCTCTCACTCCTTTCAGGCGCTGCAGGTAGTCAATGACTATCAAGCAGCATCCATTTAAGCTGGCTGCCTCGGTGTAAATATCATTCACCGAGACGCCGCCCGTTATGATGTGCACGTTGGTCTTCCGAAACTCCATCGATGCGTCGAGGATTTCACGCATATGCTTTTTAATATAGTCGGAATTGCCGAGGTTCTGCATGTAGGTGTGCATAATGCGTGCTATCTGGCGCTGCGCCCACTGCGCTCGTGTCATCTCGGTGGTGCAAAACAGGACCGGGTTCGGAGCCTGGTGTCTTGCTATCTGGTCGAGCATGGTCGTCTTGCCCATCTCTGTTTCTCCACCCAGAATCACTAGCTCCCCAGGCTGCATTCCCCCCAACTTGTCCAAGGTCTGGAGGCCAAAGAGTACCGGCTTGAGTTCTTCATTCGCTAACTTGTCGAACCTGGCGAAAGCGTAGTCCGCCAATTCGTCGGGGGAAACCATGTTTCGGCTTCTCCCCTCCATGCCAAGCAGCAGCTTGATGGCCTCTGTTACGCCGTCTTGTCTTTGCTCGAACCCCATGTCCTGTATCGCAACGCCGGCCCTTATGATACGCCGGGCATTACCAAGGTTGTGCAGTATCTCCGCGTAGTGTGCAGCGTGGACCGACGAGGCGCAGTTGGCTATTAAGTGAGAGAGGTAGGCTGCGCCACCGATAGCTTCAAGTTTCCCATCCTTAGCTAGTTGATGGGCCATTGTTACCTGGTCGCACATATCAAGCCTCTGCCTTGCTTGATATATCCATGCGTTCTTCTCTCTATAGAAATCGTCTTGCGAAAGAATACTACACACCTTGAAGTACGCGTCGTTGTCTATAAGGAGCGCCCCAAGGACGGCCTCCTCAGCCTCAAGTGAGTGCGGAAGTTGCTTATCTGCCATTACGTGGCTCCTTAAACCTTATCGTTAGAGCGAAGAAGAGTCCTATACTCAATGCTCCGTCTATCCAGGCTATACCTACCAACCATCCTCTTGCCATGCTACCCCTCCTTAACGCCTAATTCATCAAGGGATTTAAAATTATGGTAAAAGTCTCTCTTAAAGTCCCCTGCGTTTCTGTAGTCCATCCACTCCTCTTGGTTTACAACTGCATCATGTCTATAATAGAACAGCCTATAACGAGATTCACTACCAACAGTGGCTTTTTGCGCCCACCCCTTAGACATTTTAATAACATCTAGTGTATAACCTCGGCACTGGTTCACTTTCCCACCTCCTTTAGCTTTGATTCTAGCTCTAAAATACAATCGGGACATTCCCACCTTACCTCATCGTTGTAGTATTCTGGATGGTCATCGTTATCACAGTACCCCTCAAGCCATTCCAGCAGCTTGAGGCATTGGGCTTTGCAAAGTATCTCAGGGTAAGCCATAGCACCAACTATACCACCGTACTTTGTGTCAGCCTTCAATGCTTGTTTTTCCAGTTTGTCCCTTTGTTTTTCTGTCATCAGTACCTCATCTATGGAATCCATGTTTCCTCCCATGTGCATTCGTTATATGCTAGGTATTTCTCTGCAAATTTAACCAGTAGCTTTATGTAAACATCTTCCTTTGTCGGCACCTCATCTATGTTCATAAAGCCTCCTTAACCACAATCACTACTATCAAATTCACCTAGACATGGTGTGTGGTTACAGTGTGGGCAGGGGTTACTACCCCCAAAGGTGGGTTCTTTAAGATGAATCCTTTTCTTTTCTGTAGCTTTAAAGTAACTAAGAACTTTCCTCCTTAAATCGTTGTAGCGTCTCGTATTTTCCTCAGCATTTCCAATATTGACAATGTATTTATATTTCACATTCCCTCCTTCTGTGCCTCTACTGGCTCATACTTACTGCATTCTTTTGTGTGCGTTCTTGGTTGTTCACAGCATTGGTTCCAGCATACCCTACATGTATTATTAATTCTCCTTTTGCAAGTTTGACAAATGCAGCCATCACAACTTTCGTTCATCTTAACTTCCTTTCTGTGCCTGTATGTAGGCTTGGCAAGCTTCTACCCCAGCATTAAACCCGACTATTTCTTCGTTGTATGTCTCTCTTTCGTGTCTGTCTAATAACTGAATACTAGCATCGTCTAACGTAGGCTTCTTAAGCCTTGCTATCTCATCCAGCCTAGCATTGTGGGCGGCGAGGATGCGGTCAACCCTATAATCACAGCTATCACAATAAGGCCACCCGCATTTCTCCTCTCTGTCACAATGATGTACTATCTCCTCTACCTGCTGCTTGAAATCACTCATGGTCTACTCCTTCCACACTTTTCCACAGATATGACATTTGTGCATGGTTCCAAGATTCCAATGCTGAAAGGGCGTTACTCCACATTTAGGACACTTCGGTTCATTCATTATCTTCTCCCTTACATTAACCTATTTCTTCTGACCAGCAGTCATTCTCATCTGCATCAATTCCACGTTTTGCCATTTCTTTAGAGTTTTTGTCTTGTATTTCTTCGATGGTTTTTCCTTCGAGGTCATAGTAATTCTCAAATTCATGACCATTTAGCCTGTATGAAAAGTGAATCCTGTACTTCATCTTCCTACTCCTTTCCCTCTGCCATAGCCCTGAGTCGCTTAATAGTGAGCAAATCGAACTCTGTAAAACTCCCCTTCATCTCAACTATTACTTGTTCCACAAACTCCTTGACAGCCTTCGATGCTACTGCGGAGTCGTGGGATGCTGTTACTTCCATTAAGTGCTTTACTATTCCTTCTAGTTTAGTGGGTGCATCACACGCTCGGCATAAGTCTTTTTCCCATCCGACAATAGCTATCATTCCACGATTACCGCATTCGCTACAACAAGCTACCTCAACAGCCATTTCAAACTCTTTACGTAGGTCTTCTGCCTCTGCTGGCTGTAGGTCGGCAGGGGTACGCATACAAGGACAATCATGCCCAATCTTGCCATCTATTGGTACAATGCAGCCTATAATGATATGCTGACTTACCAGATGCCCACACTCAGGGCAGGTTGGCTTTACAGGGTAAAAAGCAGTACCAGATTCCCTGTCTACAAGATGATACTCAGGGTGCTCCTCAAGTGGCTCTGCTGGCTTGAGGTCGGCAGGCGCCTCACCTGTTCCATTACAAACGGCACATTCTAAATAGAAAGTTTGTTGTCCTTCTCCAGTTAAATCTTCACTCCTAATTTGTCCATAACCTTTACACTCAGGGCAGACAGACTTCTTGGGTTGCTCTGGCTTAGTTTCATAATCCTCAATTAGTTTCCATACTTGCTCGGTGTATGGTAATCCTTCCTTCACCACAACATAGAAATTGTAAGGCACTTTACCGTCTTTGCGTCTACCATACTGTAATGTGCGGATAATATCTTCGAGATTTATTTTCTGACTTGGTGTTAGGTATTTCTTAATATCATCCAGCTTCATCACTTCATACTTCATGTATCTCTTGAAAGGCTCTGGAATGTAGGGGATGCAGGCGGGACAAGAACTATTAGCACCGCCAAAACATATATCTCGCCCCATATAAAAGACTCTCTCGTGGGGAACATCGTGTACACACCTTAAAACTTCACATTCCTTCGCCTTTGGGCATATCATCATCTCTTTACTCATGGCTTCCTCGTTTGCCTTATTACTTCGTAGAATGCGTGCTTAGAGATAGGACACTGGAACTCCTTCATGTTGGGGTCGATGCCGGGCGGTGGTGCCCAGTCGGTTATGCGTCCGAAGACGTGGTGCACTGGGCACTCGCGCCTCAGCCCCTTCTTCTCTATCTTACCTTGAGCCTTCTGTAACGGCGTTAATGTATCCATGCTAACCTCCTTCCTTCTTGTGGCAATCTGTGCAAAGTACCTCCAGGCGCTGCGGAGGGCACAGAATCTCCTCCCGGATGACCTGGAACACCCGCTCCCATGATTTGATGCCATCCTTGTGATGCACCTCCACCTTCACCTCTCTCCCGGCGGCCTTGCTCTGCTTCTTTCCACACCTCTGGCATGTATACCCGGCGGCCCGGAGCGCTGCGTTCCGTTCCCTGGAGCGCAGCCAGAGTTTGCGTAGTAACGAGCGGATGGTGCTCGTGGGTGTGTAGGGTAGTTTCTTCCCCATTATATCACCCGCTTTCTTTCACGTGTGCCACATCTATCACAGGCGCGGGTGTCATATTTCGCGTCAACACACGACGGGTGCCAAGGACACCACTTGTGCCCGAGTATCAGGCATACGATTTTATTCATCCAATCCCTCCAACATTTCAGATATAGTCATTCTCTCTTGAGCTTTAACCGGGTTGCGCTTCTTCTCCATCCTGTCCCAGTTCAGAATCGTGAGGTAGTGCGACTTATAGTTCTTTCCTGTGCTGCCCATGTAAAGGTACAGCGCCTCACACCTCTGCATCGCCCCATCCTCGCCAAACTCTGTTACAAGTTTACCGTGTTCTTCTTTTGAAAGAAGGACAGTAGGGTAGTCCGGGTATGTTATTATCTTTATATTATCTTTCTTTTCTTTTGTAGGGGTCCGCTTGGACCCTAGTTTTGGGGTCCGGGTGGACCACACTTTGGGGTCCGCTTGGACCACAGGGTCCGGGTGGACCACACCCGAGAATGTTTTCCACTTCTCCCAGTCCTTCTGAAAGGATAACTTCCCGTCCGCTTTCGATATCAGGTTGTGCTCCAGCGCCTTTCTTAGTGGGCGCTTAATATTATCGCGCCGGATACCCGTGAGCTGGGCGAGCTGGCCGAAGCTCACTTTATCAGAGGTCTTCTGGTAGCCGTAAGTTTTGATAATCACGGCGTCTATAATCTGACGCACCTCTCCGGGTATCCTGAATGCACACAGGTGTATGTATATCTCACGGGCGATACGTATGTACCCGTCTTCAAGTTGCGGTTTCGCCACATTCAACCTCCATGTAACTGCCTATCGAACTCGCGTTTAGTGATACGTTCATCGAAGAGTTCGTGACCCCACACGCATAAGTGCAAGATGTTATCCACCTTGTCACGGCTCTTGCTTCCGCCACTACCACGGTGCTGGATATGTGCGAAGACTAAACGCCACCTTCCATGACAGGGACAGGGGCCGATACGCTCGGCCCCGCCCTTAACTCTCTTGTATAAACCCTCGCACCTATCCCCTGACCGCAAGCGTACACTTTTCTTGACGGCTTCGGGGAGAGACATTAGAAGGGTAACTCGTCTTCCGGTGTAGCGCCCAGCTTGATAGCTTCGTCTATCAACGACGCCTCGTACACGTACTTCTCGAACGCACGACAGGTCTTAATCATAGCATCGATGGTCACGGTCTTGCTCCCGGAGAACAGTGTGCACACCGACTCGATGATGGAGCATCGGCACTTCTGTCGGCCAACCTCGTCCTGCGTAAACCTGCTCGCGTAGTTGTTCTGAACCACAGGCTCGCCGGCGGGCGCTGACACCTTCTCAGCCAGGCGCACGTTTATAAGCTGCTTGTACTTCGGGTTCTTCGCCTGCGGTATCTCGTCCGCGATGATGTGCTTGCCTACCCACTGCATACACTTGGTCTGCTCGCCCACCACCTCCACATCCCGGTCCCATACCTTGCCCGGCTCAATCTCTATTGAGGCTTTGAAGTGGCCCCTCTCATCGAAGCCGGCCTTCCTAAGAATACCTTCCAACATTTGCCCCTCCTTCTTTTTGATATAGTTATCTACCATTTCTTCTTCCCAGGTCTTCATCGCTCCTCCCAAAACTATCACCCATTGGACTATAGGGCTGTGTCCTTAATTCCATCCCGCATTCCGGGCACCTCTGGAATAGAGAGACACCACGCAGGTCGTTGCCCTCGTCGTATGGGCGATTCCAGTCGCACTTAGGGCAGACCTTTATCATGTTGAACATTATCCTACCCTCTATTTGCCGGCTTCAAAAATCTTCCGTATCGCGTTCCATGACTCTCGATATCCTGGGGTTGAATATGCGTCTAACACACTCCAGAGACGACCAATCACTGGGAACGCCTTTTCGAATGGCGTGTAGTTTACCACCCCAAAGAACTCATCCACCTCCCCCTGTGTCTCCAGGATAATCTCCAATTTTACCGGCTTGAATCCACCCTCTTGCTCTGCTGTTGCTTTCATTTTCCCTCCTTATATTCTACTACTATCTCGCCTCTACCATCGCACGTATAACACGTACATGGTGGACGAGGCTTCAACTCAAACGTGGAAACTACATAGAAGTTTCCGTCTACCTTCCCGGAGCCTCCGCATGTAGGACAGGTGACAAGTTCTCTATACCACATTGAATCTCCTTGACTTACACATGGAGCATCGATACACCTGCACGTAATACTGCCCGCTCTTGCCGTGGCCATCCTTCTTCATGGGGCGGCCACAACACACCGGCCTGTTGGTCAGAAACACCTCGTCATCGACGGCTGTGAGCGGGCAATGGGAGTCGAACATGGCTCGGCAGTCATCTAATACAGGGCAGAAATCACACGCACACTTACCCACGCGATTCTCTATCTCGCATAGGTCGCACTGCCGCACCATCTCGTTGTAATCGACCACCACATTGCGCCGCTCGTCTAACCATTGCCACGCTCGTCTATTCATGCTACGAGTGTATCACAAATTTCTCGATTTGTCAAGCGTTGTACTGATAGCGCTACTTGATGACGATGCGCCCCTCGGCGTCGAGCTGTAGGCCAAGTTTTTTGTTGATGCACGGGCACCTAGACATGGCTCCGTCCTCTTCTATAGCCAAGATGCACCCGCCGCTAATCCCGTAGCCGTCCGTATCTACGGCCAAGAGAATAGTGTCATTGCCTTCTTTAACCAGCTTGAGCCTGAGTGTATTCTCGGTTGTCTTTTTAACAACCTCAACCCTCTTTATTTTCATCTCGGTGTAAGATTCTTGTTTCATTGTTTCCTCCTTCGTTAAATTCGCTATCATCTCAGCACGTACCTTAATCATCTCGTTGACTATGGCCCTGGCCTTTACCTTGCGCTCGTCCGGGTCGCCTTCGTTGCGCCACTTATAGTAGGATGCTTCCGGCGTATCACACATGTGGTTCCATAAAGAACCCCAATGGCCGACCATTGGGCACACCTTGCCACAAGTAAACATAGTCAATTTCCCGCTATCTATTGCGTATTGACACAGTGGGCACCCGTGTTCATACTGCTTGTATTGCTCCTTCTTCCAGTTCGCGTCTTCACCGTTCTCTGCCAGCTCCAGCCAGATTTGTATGGTCTGGTTCATGGCGTCTATGGCCGAGACGTTGATTTCCTTCACGTCCTCACCTTCCAAACTACGGCCAATCCACCAGCTATACTTGAACCCGTATTCCACTCCCATGTTATTATTGCCGGGCATAGTGTCGGAAACGAAGTGCCATATCCGCTCTTCATCCAGCACTATCATGCCGACATGCCAACCTTCATTAATGTGCGTATCTCTATACTCCACCACACTCATGTGACTTATCATCTTTCTCCTTTCCTGTGCCAGACCCACGTTGTGGCCTGGACCTCCGTAACGGGCAGTCTTAACTGCCTCGCCGCTTCTCGATAGGCATCCACGAAGATGCCGTAAATCTGTTTGTTGACCAGGTATCTCTTGTCCTTCTCTCGTGCCTCCTCTCCTAATGCTACGTCTACCGAATGGGTGTCGATTGTTACCTCGTTCGTATCTCCCCCGGTTAGGATGCAAGACCAGAACGACCTGACCTTGTTACCACGTATAAACCCCAGTCTCCCCTCGTATATCTCCTTGGCCTTGACCCAGTTATCAGTTGTGATACCGGTGGGCCTCTCGTAAGGCGACCTCATGAACTCGTAGGCCACGATGCAGTTGCGCTCCCACGATATCTGAGGCGAGAGCACGGCTATTATCCCGGCCATCTGTGACACACTGATACCAAACTCGTGAGCCATACCTCTGGCGATGCTGTTGGCAGTAGGATACCACCACCTACCAGAAGACCTATCCTCCGGGGATGAGGAAAGGTACGCAAGGAGGATGTTCGAGACGAACTCTTCCTGTGGAATCAACCTGAATATGTGCACCTACTCCTCCTTATTACAGTATGCGAGGACTTCTGAGGCTGAGCCTTCGAATATCCCCTCGATTTCTATATGCGGTTCTTGTCCCACCTTCCCGGTCACGATGTAGACATACTCTTCCCAACAATCGCGTGTCCCGGCGGGATAGAGATATATATTCCCCGGCCCGTCCTTGAGTT